GGCCTTGATTCCCTTCTTTAAGGGTTGCCCAAGTGATTGAACCACCTGAGGCAGTGCCGCCTTGCATAACGGCATTGAATGTCCAGGTGGCATCCGCTAAACTAACAAGATACTGTTTGGCAGTATCCGCGCCAGCGGTGCAGTCAATCAGGCTGACTGACGGCGTATAGGTCATAGACCTCTGATCGCCACTTAATGTGGTTGTGGCTGCAGTTTGAATCCATCTGACAACCAAAGACGATCCTACAAAACATGACATTTTCTTACTCCTTTTCTAAGTTAACTTGAGCCTTCTAACCGTATTCGGTAGAAAGCACCCTGCATCCAGATTTTCTCGCCGGACGGCAGGTTCTCAATAAGATCAAAATTGAGATCTCTTACGCACCAGAAGTTAGCCCACCCTGATACAGACAGGTTTTTTCCATGTAGTAGTGTGTCGATCTGTGCGTCAATACTTCCAGCGTGCGCCGCGCTGGTCTTTGAATATGCCCTGACAAACATAGCCATACTCTTACGCCGTTTAGGCGTATCGTTCTCATCGTGTCCCGCCTGCTGTGAAAAAACCACACATGGATAAGCGCTATTATCCGGTGCCTGGTTGTGATAGATCAATGTCCCGCCCAATAGAGCGGTTAGCGCAGTACCAGCTTTCAGCGTGTCATATAAGGTTTTATTTATCTCGTTCATACGGTTATCAATGGCGCCCAAGTTTGGGGTGATAAAAATTCACCGGCCAGCGATTCAACCATCGGCGTTAAGAATGGGTTTTGAATAAACTTTCCGCTTATCCAGTGATGGAATCCAAGTTCCTGATAGATCGCATAATGGACATGCGGTTCAATAATGGCTGTAAATGCGCCCTCCATGTGGGTTTCGATGCTATTAATCAATGCGCCGGTATCAACAGGCGCAAATCCTTTAGCCATATCCGCGCCCCAAATACCAAACTGCTTGACGATCTTGGTGGTTTCGCCATCCATCTTGGCAATCATATAATCAAGTTTTTTGGTATCAACCTTAACCTCAATTATTAACTGCATCAGACCTTCTCCAACATGACCCGCACAGATGCTTTCCAGCTCTTATCGTCATCAATAGACGAGACGTTATAAAGCACATCGTTGTGTAAAAACTGATTATTGGCGGCGATAGTGGTGTTATAAGGAAGTGTCAAAATCCAGCGGTGGAAACTCTCAACAGCAGCCCCTACCATTTCTTCACCACTGTTCAATGTATTGATAATCTTAGGGTCCAGCCGACATGATACCGTTCCGGCAATGCTTGTCCCAATAGACTGCCCGCCCAATCCATCTGCTGTTTCAGTAACCGCGATGATATAGCCGGTATCAGGCAGCAGGTCTTCTATATCCGCTCTGATTGCGGTTAGTTCAGCGTCCGTCAAACCAATCATGTCGTATCATCCCTGTCAAATTGGATTTTCTTTACCCTGCCCCTGCCTGCGTAATAGTTCGCCATTTGCAGGTCATTCTTTATCAAGTCGCCGCGATTGACGCTCATATTGTCAGTCTTGAAATTGACTGCTCCGGCATGATGCCCTGATTTCATGCGCCACACATCAGCAGCGGCGGTATAAATATCGTATGAGTAGCCGTTGAGATACCTTACTGACCCCGCTTGATCAGATGCGAATGTGACCACACCGTTGGCATAATCCATTGTCCATTCAGAAGTTCCGATAGCGTTACCTGTGCCGTCATCAATCACAAAAACAGCGGTACCGCCTGTGGTCTGTTCATAGTTCCCATATTGAGAGTAGAATTCCTTATATTCCAGAACGCCAGATGTGGAATATTTTGCAATATCGACCAGCTCTTCTCTAACAACAGTCAGCCTGTTTCTATCCAATATGGTTTGCAGTTGGTCGTCCGTCCAGTATGAAACCGTCCCAAGCGTATAATCGCCCGTTCCGGCCACTGACATATCTCTGACCTTTTGGATAAGGTCTGTCATGCCCGCCCGCGTACTTACTGCGGCGGCTAAAGTTGCAGTTCCTGAACCCGTCATGCGACCACCTCCGTGTCTGGATTATCAAAGTTGTATCCGGCTTTTTGCCCCCAAATGTAGTAAGTTCCGCTATCTAACCAAAATGTTACATTACCGAATATGTCAGTCTTTCCTGATGCAACCACGTTCACTCCCAGCGCGTCAGTAGTCACCCAAATATCCGCATCAGATAATGGATTGCCGTCCCCGTCTTTCAGGTTGTAAGTCCATGAGATTGCACCCGCGCCTAAAGTTGTCACACCGGCAAACGGGTCATAGTCCACTATGGCGTATTGAATATCAAACGGGTCTGCACCCGAAGCAACGGCGTGTACCAACAGTTCCCCTAATGTGTTGCGGTCTGTTGCATTACCCGCTAATGAATACCAGCCACTTGATATTTCAGTAACCGCACCAGCAGCAGCCGCAAAAGCCGCACCGTTCTTTGAGAGCGTAACCGTTGGTGTCAGTCCTGTCTTTCCAGTTACATGGTCGGTTGCATCCACCATCAAGAAGTTGATGGGGTATGACGTGCTTGATTTCTGCCGTATCTTTATCATACGATCCTGCCTCTTGAAATTCCCACCGCTTTACTCAAAGCGGAGTTGTACTCTAATGCTCCCCATTCACGCTGCGCGCCAATAACCGCCTGACCTCGTAAATCTGTGGTAGTGGGTGAAGTTCCAGCCACATTGATTAACTGGCTGTCAGCGGATAAGTCAAACGGTGATACTAATTTCTGTGATTTGCTGGCTAACTCAAAAAACCATCGAGTATCAAAAAGTGGGGGGTAGGTGTTAGAGTTTGCGCCTGTGTCCGTGTTCTCTCTATCAATCACATTTCCGTAAAAAGCGTTGTAATTTTCCACAATCTCGCCTGCGGCTTTTGCGGCTATTGCTCGCCCGCCATTATTGGCAAATATACAGTTATTGACCGTGTTGGATTGTCCTGCGGCAAGTGCTATAACAATATTAAGGGCATACGCAAAGCCAGTAAATGTGCAGTTACGTACAGTACAACCAGCCACACGCGCAAACCCAAGACCCACATATCCATTCTTGAATATGCAGTTTTCTATCACATGCCCTGCACTGTCCTGCGTGGAGGAGTGGGTGATATAAGCGGTGGTGGAATAGCCAGTGCCGCCCTTATCAAAAACGCATCGTCTAATTGTGTCTGTAGTAGCAGCATTCATTATCTGAATACTTATTCCAGGACTATTTCCGAAGTACACATTTTCAAATATGCGATTGCTTCCGCCATAGACTAATACTCCGTATGTGGTAGTCAGGTCAATCTTCAGGTTTCGGAATGTGCGGTAATTATGAGTGCAGTTAATGGACTGGTCTCTGGTGGCGGTTATATCGTCATCGCTTCCGGTAATTCTGACCACGCCTGCATCGCCTGTATATTCGCCCGTGTAATCGCCAATCAACTCAATGGGACTACCAACAGACCCATTATGTCCGGTTGTAACCTTTTCTCTGTAAACACCCGCCCCGACATAGCATTTATCACCTGCGGTAGTAGCAACACCAACTCCCGCCTGAATAGTGAGTTTGGCGGTCGCGGGACTTGTCCCGTTATTGCCATCGTTGCCTGATTTACGAACGTATGAGGTCGCCATCTTTTACCTTTGGGGTCGCCTGGAATACAGCCCATTCAATCAATATCTGCTCTAATCGCGGTTTGAGAAAGTCGGCGGGAATGTCTGCTAATGAATAGACTTTCACCGTATTCACTTTTTCAGCGGTTGCGGTTTTGCAATCAAGTCGTATTTCCATGCTTGATGTCAGCAGGGACTTCGCGTCATAAACAATCGGTTTAGTGAAGATGTTTACTTCTCTCATAGATAACTCGCCAGTAGGTTATTATTTCCAAGACGAATAAAATACGGGAAACTATATGTCATTGGAATTAGTGTCGTTCTCTCGCCATCATAGCATTTGTAGGTCAGGTTCACTTCAACCACGCCTTTATCTTCATTCGCCTTAATATCACCGCCCGAATATGAGCAGAGCATTAACAGGATAAGCAGTCTAATCACGCATCTCTCCCATCAGCACGCGCCGAGATTACACACAACGACCATAAAAAGAGCATCACTATCAAATATCCGATTATCCACATATCAAACCCTATAAATTAAATGGTCTTCTCTAAGTTCTTCTTTCATCATCAAAATTCTGTTTGAAGCAGGTACGCCATGCCAGCCCATAACCACCGGCTTATCAACCATGTTCACATTGACGGTAGCGTTCCATTTATCATCAATAGGCGTTACGGCTTCCGGTATCTCTTCCGTCAACTTATTGAAAGCGCCCTGATCAGCCCAACGGGGCGGGCCTGGATAAGCATCGAACCACTTATCAAAGAATTGTTTTGATATGTCCGTATTTCTGACATACAACACGCCCACATTGATATGCTTGTCTATCTTGTTCTGTTTGAGCCAGTTTGACTTTGCGGGGTCATGCACACAAGCGCCGATATTTATTTCTTTGCAGGCATCCCTGAGATCAGTTTCAAAGTCCATGACTGCCGCGTCCACATCAATCCAGAATACAAACTCGTAATCTTTCAATGCTTCTCTGACCAATCCGACTTTAGCCCATGCCCCTGCTTCACCCATCATGCCAAAATCTCTGCCGCCTTGAAATGACCAGAAGTCAATATTCTTTGCGGCGCAGTAGGCTGAATGTCTCGGATAAATCAACCTTTGCATATCCAAAAAAACATTAGCTGATAGAAACTGGTTACTGTTTGAATAGGTCTGCTGAATCATTACCGCATCGTTTATCATTGGCGTGCCTCCACTACACTCTGATACCGCTGTGTTTCTTCAATCATCCTCTGCTGAATGTGATTGATGGTCGGCAGCATGTGCTTTTCAAAGACAACCTTTGCGTCATAGTTCTCAACTATCCCCTGCCTTGCCCGTTCTCTGGGTGATGGCTTTTTATATTCAGCGTGTAGTGCTAGTTCAATGGCTCTAACTTTCGGGACAAATTGGTAACTGGCAATGCCTGTCCATATTGGCTCTGCGTCTTTTTTGTCAATGATGTGTCCGCTGTGTACCAGTTCCGGCATGGACGTCCAACCACCCACAATTACAGGACAGCCGCAGGCTTGCGCTTCTATGATCGGTACTCCAAAGCCCTCACCCATTGACGCCAGTAAATGCACGTCAAAGGCGCTGTATAGTGTCGCCATGATCTCGTCTGAATAGCCCAACAGCATGTTATAAGGATTTGTCAGAATGACATCCTTGCCATATCTCAACCCAACCAGATTACACAACTCCGGTATATTCACTCCGCCCAATCCGTCATTACCCACGCCTTCCTGTGTGTGCATGTAGTAGATCGCATCGGTGTGTTTTTCTCTGAATTTGGCAAATGCCTGGATCATTGACGGAATACATTTCCTTGACGGCATACCTTTATTCATTGCTACCGTGCCAACAATAAAAGCGTCTTCAGGCAGTTCAAGTTTCTTTCTGGCTTCTTTTTTATCTATCGGTTTGTAAAGTTCTGTGTCTACCCCGTGCGGGATGTAGTAGCAGTCAAGCCCAGCCTTATGTGTTTCCTCTACCCCGAACTTGCTCATTGCGATTCTAAATTCCGCTTGACTGATAGCCTCGCGCACTTTAGGCGGGATAGGCTCGTGATCTATCGGATACCATGCGATCCATTTGAAAGGTTTGAAACTGGCGGGCGTAACCACCCATGTATCCATTAGCGTAAAGATGGCGTCCGCTTTCCAGTTAGCCGCGTGCGCGCCGATAACATCCATACCGTAGGGGTTGATGTTTCCTCGTGGGAAAGTCATTACCCCGTTGTAGTTCATTGCCGCACCTTCGATTCCGAAATAAGCACACATTGCCATTTCGTAGCCAGCTTTTTGCAAGCGCGGGATAAACAAATTACATTGCACTCCGTATCCGGTTTTGACGTGCATTCCATTGGAAAGGACAATTATTCTCATTGTTACGACTCCCTCGTAAGCTCCCGGAAAACGGCAGGAAAGCGGTGGGAGGATGCTGTCTTGTCAGCCACGTAAGCCTATCCTGCCGATTTCAACGATTGTTAGCGCCCCATCAAATACTGAACCATTCCAGTAATGACTTGGGCGTCCGCGTTTACCGCTGTCTGGGCGCGCTTGAAAGCGACAGCCTGACCAGCGTCTACAAACACGGTTGAAAGTGTGCCGACACGCGAAGTGCCAGCAGTCCAAGCGGCCGATCCGAGAGCGGTTGCAATAGTGCCAGCGATTGCCCCAGCGGAAGAAAGAACAACACACTCAAATACAGGGGCTGAAGCTGCGGCTATTGCGGCGTTTGAAGCAAAGTCCACTTTTGTGATAGTGATACCGCCACCAACCGCATCGGACGGCGCATAGAACCCAACGATGGTTGTGGTTCCAAGTGCCAGCGTCCCGTTAGACAGAGGGACACAAACATTCATTACATTAGCGTTTCCCATAATTAGCTCCTTTAGCTGTAAGCATTCTTGAGTAGGTAGTACACGCCAAAGGTCGGACGGTAAACGCCCGCGCCATAGATCATGGACGCGTTCAATTCAATACCACGCCGTGAGGCATCCCGTTCCGGCTCGATCCTGAATGGTCGGCGGATGTCCAGCGCTATGGCTGCCCTTGAGAAAATACCTGCATAGGCATCAGTTGAACTGTCCTCGCAGTTTTCGGTCACGAAGCAGTCCACGCCGAAGATTGAGCCAACGTAGAAGTTCTCACCGAACTGGTCCTGTTTGGCGGGGTTATTGGTCACGGTTGCGCCAACGGAAGCTGCCGCACCCAATGAATACCACTGTGCAGGCGTGCATACGAAGTAGTAGGGCATCGGTGCAAATTTAGAGCGCAGTTTGGACATTCCCTCAAGGAAATAAGCCCATGTGGCTAATGAGCCTGTGTGGCTAACTGATCCACCGGTGAAGTTGTTGAATAGTCCGCACAGAGTTTCGTCCACGCTCTGACCCATCTCAGCGCCCAATTCTTGTGAAGCATCTTCACGGGCTGCGTTCCAGTCCGTATCAATACGCTGATCGGTCAGGAATATTTGCGCACCCCATTCAGTCGGGGTCACTGTACCCAGCGCCGAAGGCGTGAAAGCCTGCGAAGTCAGGTCGTCTGTCTCACCGATCTGATTGAAAGTAGATTCGGTGTATTGGTAGAATTTACGCGGTACTGATCCGTCCGCGCTGAAAGGGGTTACCAGCCCTGCCATGACATTGTTATCTCTGGCGACTGCCAAAGACCGCTCTAAAATCGGATTGACGATTGAGCTGATGTCAGAATAACTGTTAAGTTGTACTGTCATTGTTCCTCTTGATTATTGGATTACTCCTTGACAATCGCTCCCCCTCCATGAGCGCGTACCCATGTGGGGTCAAACGGTTTGACATCGGAGTTGAGGCGCTCAATTTTCGGTTCAATGGCCTGTCCGCCTGGATTCGTCACGCCCGTCTTGGTCGTGTTAGGCTTAGGCAAAGATTCAAATAACTGTCTGGCATCGGCTTCCATTTCTTCAGGTGTCTCACCCTTGATACGGTCTGCCAGTGCGAACGGTAGTTTGACCTTTTCCGCAATTTCGCGCTGCTGTTCTTTGCGAGCCAATTCGGCAAGTTTCTGTTCAGCTTCTCGCTTTTCCAGTGTCAAGCGGTCAATCTCTGACAGCTCGGCCTTCTTTCGCTCTTCTTCTTTTTGTTCGTAAAGTGCTAATTTTTCTTGGAGCTTCTTGGCGTCCTTCTCAAACTTTCTCAAGTTCTTGATGGTTGCCATTGCACGCTCTTTGTCAAATTCTTCTTCTGTTTGTTCTTCCTGTATTTCTTCCGGTTTGATTTCTTCTGGTTGTTCTTCGACCATCTCGGTCTTTTCTTCTTCTGACATCTCGTCTTTCTCCCTGTGAGCGATTAACAAAAAACGCCCACTCTAAAAAGAGTGAGCGTATAACGGTGACCCTTGTCAATCACTGGCGGGGCATAGGCGCAGCCGGTGAAGTCAATATTCA